CAGCAGGGCCTGCGCAACGGGCGCGTCAGCTTGGATCGCGAACAACGTGTTCGGATCATCTACGACGTACGCAACCGCGTCTGCCGCTACGGTGCCCGTGGGCCAGTAGTTGCGGGTCGTGAAACCGTAGGTCGCATCGGTATAGGCACAACCGACAAAAATACCGACCGTACCGGCAGCGAATGCGTCGGCGGCAGTGCCGACATTGGTTACCTTCGTGATGGTGCCGTCGGTGTGTACCTGAACGACATCGCCATTGAAGATGTTGGCCGCGTAACCGGAGGCAATCTTGATCATGCGCGTGGAACCCGCAAACGGGGTTCCACCAATCAGATTGATCGGGCGGAGGCCATAGGGAGAAGCTGTAGTAGCCATGATAAGTCTCCTAGAAGGCGGGGATCACAGCAAGAAGCGGGTGCTACTTGCCAAACGAGGTGCGTGAAGACCGTTCTGGTTTCAGTACGGGCATACGGGGGTCGGAGTTACGCATGTAGTTGTTGTCCACCGCGTCCATTGCGCGGCTCGCTTCATCCAACTGAACCTCAATACGAGATTCTGCGATATCGTCCGAAATTGCACAGAGAAGGAGCCCACCCACTTCGATGTTGTCCTTGAACCGGGAGTCCAAGTCCGAAACGAGCTTCATCTCGGGGTGATCTGTGGCTTTGACCGGTGTATATCCCTCACGAAAGCGAGTTGATACGTTGGGGTTGTCCGAGTTACCCAGCAGTGAGGTGCGAATCCACCGGTATTTTAGTCCGGGGCGTGATTCGGGTGTAGGTAACGCTGATGGACGAGTCCATGTTTTTTTGCGCGATGTTGCGTCGCGAGTCTCAGCGGTCCGGGGGGTACGATCAACCATTTTTAGCGTCCTTCAGAAGTTGCGCCGCATACTGTTCGGGCTTTAGGCCCAGCCGCTTGGCGAGAGCGGCCTGTGTCGAGGTCAGTTTCACACGGCGTGGTGAAGGTGCGGACCGTCCCGCAGAGGCCACCACGTTAGCCGATCTCCGCGGAGTGGAAGTGACCTCGGCCTCCCGCCCGTTGGAAAATACATCCGCAAACCGTTTCCGGACTGCGGCGTCGATGCCATTATAGTACGTTTCGCTATTAGTATCAACACCGTCGCGTACGAGCCGTTCGTGCACGCCAAGCGCGAACCCGGTCATCTCGCTATTGTCGCCGTACCAGCTGTTGTCCTCGAGCCACGCCTTTTGGCGTGCATCTAGTTTTACTTCTGCTGGCTTGGCCTGTTGCGGTGCTTGCTGCGGCGCCTGCTGAGTCGCCGGTTCGGTCGCGCGCGGGGTAGGGCGATAGTTTTGCAGTTGGGTCAGCCTGCCCTGCAAGTCGATAAGCCGCGACTGCGCATCGACCAACTTATCGGAGTCGCCCAGCTCGTATGCGGCCTTGTACGCCGCCTTCGCGTTGGCCAGCTCCACCTCGATCCGGCCTTTGGCCTGATCTACTACGGCGGACTGGCCGTGCAGCAGCTGGTCCTGCAGCTTCGTGTTTTGGTCGTGTACCGCTCTGGCGTACTTCACTGCCTCTTCGCGTTCACGGGACGCCGCTTCACGTTGCCGGGCAGCCTCTTTCGCCTCGAACGTGAGTTTCTTGATGCGTTTCTGCACCGACTCACTGTAGCTTTCGAGGTCTCCCTCGTCCGGAATTTCTGCGGCTGCGTCAGTCTCGGCACGCCGCGGTTTCTCATCCTCTGGGACGTCGTCTACAATCTCGATTTCGAGTTCGGCGTCTTCGTCGAAGAGATCGTCGGCCTCTTGGTTTGCTTTCGTATTCATGTAGGAGCCCTCTTTGTTGCGGCCTTGACTGCGTGCATGGCCGCAATCTCGATGTCCGTTTGTGCCAGCGCCTTTAGGCGCCCAACTTCGATGCAGTGACGCCGGTCAATATCCTCGTCGCCCCCATATTCTGGGGACGGGATCAGCTCGATCAGGTCGATGAGAACGGCCGCTTTGCTTTTGATCTCGTCAACGATGCTGGCACCGGACGGATTAAAGCTGATGCCTACGCGATACTCGCCTTTTGTCATATTCACGCCCTCGCAAACCCGCGGGGGTCGTCTACCACCGCTTCAACTGTGTCGTCGTTGATGAGGCGAAACTCTTTGCCGCCAATCGTGAACCGCGTGCCCGAATAGGACCGGAAGATCACGAAATCACCCTCTTTGCACCATGGCCCACTCGAGAACTTATTCGGGTCCGAGTACGCATCCGCGCCTACAGCGACAACCATGCCGATGATTGAGGCCGTCTGCTCTGCGTTTTTCAGGCTATCTGGGCGATATACGCCGCCTGTGGTCTTCTCTTGCACGTCTAGCGTCGCAATGAGTAGGTGGTACCCAACCGGGTTGGGGAGCCGTAGGCGCGTCGCCTCGTCTAGCGGTGTTGGTTCGTACATCGTATACCTCGTGCAGCGGTTTCGGCCCGCTGTAACCGTCGCCGGACTACCCGGCATGCGCTACAATATGTAGCGTTTACTCAGTCCTCAATATACCTCTGCTCGATTTCTGTAATATCGGCAAGCATTATCTCGATCGCCTCTACCTTTGCGGTAGCCTTTGCGTACTGGACGTAATCCTTGGCGCCCCCTGCTAACAGGTACTCGGTTACCTGCGCTTTGTACTCATTCATGCGGCGGCGAAGGGCCTCTAGTTCGTTCATTGTCCACCCCCCTGTGGCTTGGTTGCGTCTCTGATAATCGCTTCCGCGGCTTTAAGGCCCAGCTCTGCGCCTTGCTGCTTCTCCGCGCTGGATTCCTTGCGGATGTCCGTCGCCAGCTTGGCCCCGATGTTGGCCCCCGCGCGCCGATCTTCCGATTTAATCCGGTCAGACTGAACCTCCACGTTTGCCATCCGGATTGTGGCGTCCAGCTTCAGTTTTTCTAGGTCCATGAGCGCCTCGTGCTGGGCCTTCGCTTCCTTCAGCGACACCTCGCGCTGCTTGATCTCCAGCTCCGCACGTTGGATTTGCGTCAGTGGGTCTTGGGCGGCCTCTTGTGCCGCCTGCGTTGCTGCTGCCGCTTGGTTCTTTTGCAGTAGTTTACCCGCTGCGGCCGCCGTTAGACGCGATATTTCCCGCTCTACATCTTCTGGCAGCGTGGCTTCTGGGTCTGGCATTTCTACGCCCAGATGTGTTTGAATCTCCACCCGGTACTGCATCGCCACGTGCTCGGTGATGTGCGCCGCCAATGCGCTCTGGATGGCCGCCGCAAACGGCGACTGCCCGACAAGCTGCATGATCTTGGGGTCTTGCGCCGCCGCCAAGTGCACCGCGATGTGCGCCTCATGGTCCTGATAGGCAAACGCCTTTATCGGCTCTTGCTTCAGGATCGCCATGTTCTCGGTTACCGGGTCCTTCGGCTTGATGTCTTCTGGCAGCTTGATGATGTCGTCCGCGTCTTGGATGCCCAGTACCTCGAGCATCTGACGATGCAATTTGCCAAGGTCATACAGCTGGGGCGCCTGTTGCGCCAGCTGCAGTGCTGCTTGGTACTGTACGACGCGTTGCGCCATAGTAGCTGCGTTCGGGTCGGATACCGGTACGACGTCAACACTACGGTTAAAGTCGTCAACCCGGCTAAACTCCCCCTCGATCTGGTAGTCGTACTGTGCGGGCATGTAGTCGTGGATTACCGCTGCGATCAGCCGCAGTTCCCGCTTCAAGGACGCGTGCAGGCGCGCTTGTACGCCGGTCATCACTTTCATGGACCGCTCGAGCAGGGCCAGTGTTGTGCCTACTGGCGCCTCGGGGTTCATGTTGCCTACTTGCACATCGGCCACAGAGCCGATGCGACGGCCTTCCTCGACCACGTTGCCGAGTAGCTGATACAAGACTGCGGACGGTTCTTTGTACGGGAGCGGGAACAGCGAATCACGCAGTGTACCCCCGCCCACGTCTACGTCGCGCCACTCGCCGGGCTGCAGCGGGGTGCCGTCACCCTTAATCCGCATGCCCCGGGCCTTCAGCCCTGCAGGCAAGTTCGACAGCGTACCGGCATCGATGAGCTGGCGCATGATTGAGGTCGCGGACTTTGCAAGTCCCCCGATCATATGGATAAGGCCGGTGCCGTAGAACCCCATGCCGGGCAGATACCGATAGTGCACAAAGTGCATGCGTTTCATCTTGCGTTTGTCGTCGTCATACCAATTCCGACGGATTGCCAGAATCTCACGGGATGACTTGTCGATTGTGACCACATACGGCCGCGGGATGCCGTCTGGGTCGTCGTATTCCTCGGGCATGTTCATTGTGACGTGCATTTCCAGCACTGTGTGCCGGTCGTCGTCGTCGATCACGGCTTCTTCGCCGTTCATCTCGTCGTATTTCTCTTGGATATCGGACATATCGGCCGTGGGTTCCGGCAACTCCACGTCGCGGTAGAACCCCCCAACCTGCAGTTTCATGATCTCGATCGGTGTTTTCTTCATCACGTGCGTGTACCGCTCGCAGGTCTGCAGGTCCGAGGCCCCGTATGACACGACGAAGTCCTCCGCGGGTACAAACGCTGACACCGCGCGCTCTAGTAGCGGGTCGTAGTATACCTTTTTGAACGAAGACCCGGCCAGCGGTAGGCGGAACAACATCTGTTCCATCTCTTCGCGGTACTCCGGCATGTGCTCCGTCAGCTGGTAGTTCAGCTCTTGCTGTACCCGCTGCGCCTGCTCGGTTTTCTCCGTGGTCAGCTGACCGACAATCTTTGTGCGCACTGGGCCCGAGGCGGGGAACAGCTCACCCATGGCCTGCGCTTGGAACCGCACCACGGCCTCGGTCAACATAGGGTGAAACACCCCGGACGCGCCTTCCCATGGCTGGCTGCGCTCCTCAATCTTCATGCCCAGCAGGTCAAGCCCTTTGACGTATGCCTTGGCCCAGTCGGACCGCGACATCCTGTCGGACTCGAATGACGCCACGAGCTCGCTGGCCATACTGCCCAGAACATCTTCGTCTATGAAGTCCGCTAGGTTCGCGTCATGGTCGGGCGTCTCTATGAGTTCGCCGTTTTCGTCAACTTCGAGCTCGACGATAATGCTACCGTCTTCCTCCTCTTCGCCGGGAGGCATCTCGATCTCGACCTCGAGCGCGTCAGGGTCCTCGGCACCAAAGGCATCAGTCATGTATTCTTCGGTGAAGGGCTCAAGCGGTTTCTCGATGGCCATGGGGTGCTCCTAGCATGATTTCGCTAATAGTAGTCTACTTTGCCTCTGTATGGCAACTCGTCGTCATCTTCATCCGTCGGTAGCCGTAAAAACCCCCCTTGGCGGAATCTCAGCAGTGCCATTATGCACGTATCGACGTGGTCGTCGTTGGCCATAAACGGGAACCCCGCAATCTCCTCTACGACCTCCTCGGCCCAGCGCCTCTCGGGTACCCAACACATACCCGCCGATATGATGTCGGCCACCGAGTTCAGGCGGGCCATCTTGTCACCCGTGCCGCGGTGCGGCGTATACTCCTGCACGGGGATACCCGCACGGCGCATTTCTTGGTAG